GGCAGCTTGCAAGAACGATCCTCAAGCCAACCCTTCGTCTTAAACCAAAGCTCGCTGCGCAGATTAAGATAGGTATCGCCCATAGATGGGCTTTCAGCTACGTTCACGCCGCGCACAGGCAGGCCAATCTCACGCAGGCGGTCTACCACACCTGAGCCTACGCCGATACTATCGACAAGTATTTGCGCGGGCTGTCTGCTGGGCGGTAACGCCTCATACTCCGCAACAACCCTGCCCACAGTCTGCATCAAATCCAATCCAGACCAAGACCTAAGCTCAGTTACAATCGGACCCTGACGCTTACACAGCGCAGTCTTGTCCTGCCCAAAGCGAGCCACGTCCAACCCCCAGACCGCTTTGGTATCTTCATCAATCTGCACATCGCGGTGCGTGGCATTTTCCACAAGATGAAACGGAATAATCGTATCATCATCAGCAAGCGGAAACTCACCCAGCACACGAATACGAAACGCATTGCTCTCCTCACCGTAGCGCAAACGCATTTCATCAACAAACTCATCACTCACCAAAGGACTATCCACGCAACTCCATCTTCGCGTCCACCAGCTATCAGCCATGCGCGTCTGACTTTCAAAAAACGTACCGCTGCTTCGCGTAGGGTTGCTCAACATAATCGTCGTCGCGTTATGACCCGACATAGACCCAGCAGCCGCCTCAAATACCTGCTCAGGAACACCACTAGCCTCATCAACAACCAACATAACATGCTCAGAGTGCACACCAGCCAATGCCTCCGGCGTCTCAGCCCTACTGGTGCGCGCTGAAATAAACATCTCACTCGGCGCAGACGTATGCTCAACGCGATCCGACTTTACGTTAAGTATGCTCTGCAACCCATCAGGCAACTCGTTAATCCAACGCTTTAACTCCGCAAACAGCGCATCAAAAAGCTGGCTACTGGTCGGCGCAGTTACAACAACCTTATTCGGATAATGCATCAAAAAATACCACAGCATCGCCCAAGATGCCGCAGTAGATTTTCCCGTACCATGACCAGAACGAATGCTAATCTTACGCTCGCCAGACGCAATCGCATCTAAAAACTCAGTCTGATATGGCAATGGCTCTACGCCAAGCACCTCCTGCACAAATAAAGCAGGCTTCTTACGATAGCGCCGCACAAAGTCAACCATCGTATTTTCTGCGGCATTACTCATGATTGATCACCTTCATCTTGCGAAGCGCATCTAAATGAAAATCACCAATATTAATATTAATCTGCTGCTGGTTTCTTCCACCATATTTCTCAGGGTTCCAATTAGACGCTGCAAGGTTGTGCTGACCAACTTTCTGCTTGAGTAACCCAAGGTCAACCTGATTTACATTAGCCTCACTAATATCCCGCGTGTGGTTTTCATCCAGCGCCTCAAAAATCTCCCTCTGGCGGCGCTCAGATACCTCCGAAATTAACTCAAAAGCCTGCTCAAAATGCGCATCTGCAGCATCCCTACGAGCGCTATCCACAGCAGCCGTAAGCTCCGCGTCAGATAAAATAAGATTGCGCAAAGTGCCGCTGTGGATTTCCATCTTCTGCGCTAAGGATTTAATAGATTTTCCCTCAAGTATCCACTCCCGCAAAAATTCAGCGCCACCCATTTGCCTAATTTCAGCTAAGCGCTTCTTCTGCAATGACCTACCAGCCATACTAAATCCTTCTCTAATTTCACGCAAATTTTAACATGATACCGCGCAAAAGCAAGCGGGGGAGGGCGGGGGGCTGCAGGAAGGATAACTCAGAACAACGCACAGGGAGGAAAGCGTTCTTCGCAAGGGCAGCACCCCCTACGATTTATATAACACGAATTTTTCTGTGTGGGAATGTATAATAATAATGGGGGCGGGGTGGGGGCTGGACGGGGGGGGCTTTCAGCAAAACGCAAGTTAAGCACAAAAGATTGCTTTTGCACAACTATAAGTGGAGCGCATAATAGGTATTATGTTAAATAATATTGCTTAGCTGTGTTTTGCTCTGCTTAAAAGTGTATTGCATCGGCTACGGTATTATAATACCCACGCGCGCCCGTATGCGACTGGCGCATTACTGTGTGTTGCGTCCAGTTTGTGACGTTACGTCACTTTGGTTTTTACTTGTTGCATTGATACTGTTTAGATATTACATTGGTATCAGAAGCAATGGAAAGGATACACCATGTCAAATCAAATCGAAGTTAAAATCGGACAATCATGCAATGGCTACCACGGCCTAATTGAGCAGCCAAAATACAAGGGATTAGATGTACGCGTATTTGAGATGCTGGACGATGGATCGGTAATATACCGCCATTTTGACGAGTGGTTTTCATATGGCGAACGCGCCAGAACGTATGGCACACCATTTAAAGCGGATGCATTTTGCATCTGCTAATAGTGACGCTACGTCACTATAGACGAGGTATCACTTTGCTTGCATGGTGATACCACAACACAACAAAAAGGAATGAGACAATGAAAGTTTTAACAGTTAATCTGAAATCTAACGACATTGGCGCACAGCGCGACAAGGTGTCTGACAACTTCACTAGAGAGCTTGCAATCATAGACCCAAGCACGGGACGCAGCATTGTAATACTGCGCACATATATCAGGGGAACGGTTTTCCATTGCTGCGCATGGTTCCACGGCTCAGATAAGTTTGGCTCTGGCTCTGGCTATGGCAAGGCGACGGGCGGCGGCTATTGCAAAGAAAGTGCAGCGATTGACGAAGCTGTCGCTCACGCTGGCATCAAGCTCAACAAACGCTTTGCGGGTGTAGGAGGCAGCGCCATTCGTGAGGCGGCGTTTGCAATAGGTCGCAAGCTGACAGGCAAGCGCAAACTGATTTTGCATTGCTCGCATGCTTAACCCTAATCAGGTCAAAGGAGGCTTACATATGCAAATCAAACTTAAAATTACATTGGACGTCATTCCAGCAAGCTACGCCGCTGCTTATGGCGACTTTTACGACCCAAGGTCAACTTCAAGGGCCATCGAAGAGGATGCGATGGAATGTGCAGAGCAAGCGCTTGCCGATTGGGTGCACCGTATAGGCTTTGCTGGGGCAATCCTTGACCCGCAATATGTCGAGCAATCAGCCTTTGAGGTCTGGAATGCTGAACAGGTAGTCAGGAATGGCGATTTTACCTCGTACTTAGCACAAGACTGCGAAAAGCATTTAAAGTCAGACATTGACGTTGACCACTACGTCAACACCGTGCTTGATGAAATGTGGACGGGTGTTCGCTTTGAAAGCTCAGACGGAACCCCGCACTATTACGAAATCCCTGCAATAGATACGGCAAACGGACGCCCCGTTGTCGTTAGACTTTAACCCCACAATCAGGTCAAAGGAGACTGACACAATGTTGAAAGACAAAGCAGAAAAAACATTTGCAAAAGATTTAGCAGGATTCGCAGTGTTTGCCGTGCTAATCCTACAGGCTCCGGCAATTATCAGAGAGCTTGCCAACGTAACCGCGCTAATCATGGGAGTATGAAGAGATGGACAAGCAAGACTGGATTGAAATCCTAGAAAAACTGCAGAAAAAAAACATGGGCTGGCGCGCATTAACGCCGGACCAGCGCGAAGCCATCACCAAAGCCACGGAGAGCCTTCGCAGCGCCGTGTGTAGTCTGTCGGACGGGTTTGACATTACGCTGGAAGATTGTCGCGCCCTAGAAGCCTCTATGTGGTCCATGCATCACGCCTTTGAACACCTTGAGCCAACCGAATATCAACTTGAGCAAATCGAAGCGCACAATCTTGAATGGGACTACGACACGCAAACGTGGCACGAAGTGGAGCCAAGCGACGAAACCTTGGACGATTGGGAGCCGCACGGCTAATCAAACTCAGCCAATCGTCGCGCCATGTCGCGCAAAATATATTTCAATTCGCGGGTGGGTATCGTTCCGATATGCCGCCCGCCTTCACTTGACCAAATGCGCAACCCGTCATGGTAAACGCTCCACCTTAGCGGCGCTTGCGTTTGTTCTCCAATTCCATCTTCCGCCATAGTATCTCTTGCCGCTCCTCGTCTGTCCACGGCTCCACCTGTGCGCCATATTTGCGGCGATTAGCAAAACCCTCTAATTCCTCTAGCGTCGTCACGCTTTGCAGCTTATCTGCCAGCGTAACGCCACGCCGCACCTTGAACGTGCCATGCGGATAAACCCGCGCCGATCCTTCAGCTATTCTTGTCTGCAACCATTTAGGAAATTCTCTTTTCTGCAAATCTAAATCCCTAACTTAATTCGCCCGATCACGGGAACACGGAATTATATTATATATAATTCCGTTTCCGTGCGACTGATCAGCGTAGCCTTTATTTATCACGGTTTTGCACGGTTTTTCACGGAAACCACCCCCTAAACCATTGATTTCATTGCGCAGACTAAAAAGGTGCGCTTTTTTCGCCATCGCTAGTCCTTCCCTCCTTGCCGACAATCCAAATTTTGCCCGCATTCACTTCGCAATACCCTTTTGCAACCAAGTCTCGCAGCGTTTGCGCCCATGTTTGCTGCGGCTTCTTTGTCGTTACCTTTCCGACAAAATGTTCCTCTAACGTGCTGCTGTCGATACACCAATACTTGCCCGCTTCAGGCCATCCCGCGCCGCTTGGGTTTGGCCCCCCGACACGCTCCCCGCGTAGCTGCATGAAACACTTTAAGAATAGCTTTTGATTTGCCCCTTGCGGCCTCGCATCGCTCCGCACTTCCTCCATTTCTTCGCGCGTGGCTTCGCGTATGATACAAGTTGTGACCTGATCGCCGTCTTCGTCCTCCCCAAGTTCAACTATCTGCAGAACAAAGTTAATCTCCGCGCCTGTCTCCATGTCGCGCTG